TAATAAATGTAGTGAAACAAAGGAACTAACTGAGTTTTATAAATGTAGAAAACACAAAGATGGTTTAGATTATAACTGTAAATCTTGTAAATACCAGTATACTAGTCAGTGGGCTAAAAATAATAGCATTAAAAAAACTGAACTTGATAAGAAATGGAAGTACAAAATAGCAGGTGTTTATGCTATATTTGAAAAAGGTAAATGTTTATATGTTGGTGAAAGTAAACGTGTATTAGATAGATTTACTGACCATTATTGTGGTCTTAAACTACCAAAAGGTAAACATAAATCTTTATATGAAAAACTATCTCAACACTCTTATCTTATATTTGGGGTACTTGAAGAAACCCCTAATCATAAAGAACGCGAACAATACTGGATTAACCAACTAAAACCAAAATACAATGGCACAACGCTATAACAAATATCTCGTCCCTGAGAAAGCAAATAAGTTAAATCTTTATGATATTAAGATTGTAAAAACGTATAATGGTAGTGTAGTGAATGAAGATAGTTTAGTAGCTGAAGTTAAGGGCACTAAAGAAACATTCTATCTATTCTTTATTCCAGACTATCAAAAACAACAAGTATCATTTGGATGTGATTCAAATACTGATTTCGCTCAACAAGTAACTCAGTTAATGATGGAATCAGGTGAGGCAAATCACCTAATCAAACAAGTATACGATAAGGTGTTTAATAAATCCCTTATTCCTACCTCAATAGAGAATGGTGAAACTACTTACATTCCAGTAAGGTAAACTTGGTTTCCCTAATATTTGTTCGTATATTTAGATATACAAAAACAAATAAAAATAAAGGTAATGTTTAAGACACAACTGGTTTCAACAAAAGGAGATGTAATGCGTACGTTCATCTCATCGTCACGTCCTCAAACACGTTTTGGTTCTGAAGGTGTAGAGATTAACTATATGGATAGTAGCAATAGCTTCACTATTATGGGTTCATTTAATGTTATTATTGAAGAAGATAAATAATGAGTACTAACAACACACACGAATCAATCGTTCGTCAATCATCACTAAAAGCAGCAGTTGACTATATTAATGGTCAAGGTATGAAATGTTCACTTACTGAGGTATTAGGTATTGCAATGGCATTTACTGAATATGGTCTATCAGGAGAATACCAAGTAGCACAAAAGGTAGAAAGTAAACTTGCCTCTAAACAATAGGGTTTATATATTATATTGATTGATTTGATTTGAAATAAAAACGGTTCCTCTCTCAGCCATCCCGTTTTTTCCCCTCTTACGTTGGTGACATTTCGTAAGGGGGGTTTTTTATTTAATACTATATGCAACGAGATAAACTTATATCGCTTTTAATCACAACTAAGGGAAGAATACCTAGGTTAAAAGTATTACTAGATTCAATCAAAACTAAAACATACAACTACGATTGGATAGAGGTAGTAGTTGGTATAGATGAGGATGACCTGGAATCATTACATTTTTTATCTGATTACAAATCACCATACCAGATTAAGATTGTTGCTTTAGAGAAAATGACACCCTATTTTGATAACTCTAAGGCAATGCAAATACTAGCTAGCCATAGTGATAACTCGTATTATTTGTGGGTACTAGGTAACGACACCGAAGTTATCACAACACATTGGGATAATGTATTATACACAAAGTTAAACCGGTTTTTCCCCGAAATAGAAACACATTCTACTTACCATTATATTTTCTTTAACGATAATACACACGCTGTAAAACCTGATTGGTTATATAAAGTAGGGGTATGTTTCCCACTAATGTCCAGAAACTGGTTTGAAAAAACAAACATAGTACTACCATTAGAGTTTCCCAGATGGGGTGCTGATATTGCTTTGTTTGAAAAACTTATAATCCCCATTGAATCATTTAGACTATATGGTTTAGCAAATGATTTAGAGGTAATGCACTATTGCCACCATAATGGTTCAGCAGAACGAGATGATGTTTCTATTTTATTTGGAGGTATGGAACCAGGTGCCATTGTAAATGTTCCTTATTATTTTGAGAAAACAGGGTCTAAACCACGCCATATTAACTGGGATTATTTAGGTAAAGATTATTATAAACTAGTTATACAACTTTAAGAGACTAAAACCTAATACGCGAGTATTTATAACCATATGAATATAGATTTTCCAAAATATTTAAGCATTAAGAACTGGAAGTATTTTAAGTCCCTAGATGAGGGAACTAATAATACTAAGATGGTAGATTTTATATCTTACCTAAGTGGTGTTGATGTAGAAGAAATCAAACAAAGCCAACCACAAGAAATACAAGATACTTACATCTCAGTGCTTGAATCATTTAAGGACATAGATGCTAAGTTCTATCCTATTATAGAGATAGATGGTGTTCTATACGGGTTTAACCCCGTTTCTAAGTTGAGTGTAGGTGAACATATGGACCTTGAGAGACTCGCTAAAGACACCGAAGCAAATATGGAAGAAATAATGGCTATCCTATATCGCCCAATCACAAACCATTCATTCAATGGTGTTAAATGGAATGTAGTTAAAACATTTAAGATTGGATTTGGCGAGGTAGAAAATCTATTTAAGTACTACCAAATAGAAAAATACGATTCTAGCGTAAGAGCTGAACGTGCTGAGATTATGAAGAACATTCCAGTATCGTTTGCATTAGGTGCGATGTCTTTTTTTTTAGTTCTCGCAAGCAGCTCCTTTCTAGGTACGCAAGTCTCTTTGTCCCAAAACAGGAAAGAGAAGAAGGAGACTATGAAGAAAATCAAGGAACTTCTTACGGTGAACATTGGGGATGGTTTGCTACAGTTTATCACTTATCAAAAACTTCCATCCTTTCAATCACAGGAGATAAAAGTATCACAGATTTAAACCTAACATTTGTATTAAACTATTTGGCCATAGAAAGTGATTATAATAAAGAAGTAGTTAAAGCACAAAAAGCCGCACAACAAACCTCATACAGAATAAGATGACACAACACGAAATCGATAAAATCAAAAACCTAGCACTAGATGGTTACAACGATAACCAAATAGCTGCAATGTTAATGATTCCAAAGCAAGTAGTTACCTCAACATTAAATGGTGACTTAATAGTAGAAAAAACAGGTATTAAAGGTAAATCAAAACCAGAGGCCCCATTATTTGAGGACGAACCAGGACTATGAAAACATACAAAGAAATAGTTGAAGAGTTCCAAGCAGCTTGCAATGCACACTTAGCAATCAAAGCATTTGCTGAGGGTTCACTTGACTATTTGGATGCTTCATCTCAAAATATAAAATACCCTTACATTTATTTACGTCCGCTAACCTCACCTGGCATCAATCTAAATGCTAATGGTGTTAGTGGAACTCGTACATTAACATTTGAGTTATACTCATTGGATATTCCTAAACTAAGTGATGCCTCACCCTTAAAAATAAAATCAGATACTGAACAGTACATTTATGATTTGATTGCTTGGTTTAACTTAGGTGATGTGCAACAAACCGAATGGATTACTCTACAAAACATTACCCCAGTAGATGAGGCATTTAATGATAGAGCATACGGTTGGGTTGGTGTATTAAACTTTAATGACACTTACGTACTTGATTACTGTGCGTATCCTTCACTAGCACAAAACGGATAAGATGGCTGTTCAACCTGTTAAGTTCATTGCATTAACTGAGGAGCTAGAAAAAGTAGCTCTTGACTATCAAAAGTACGCACAAGCTACTCTTGAAAAAAACGGCAATAACGTTACAGGTAGATTAAAAAACTCTATTAAAGTACAACCCGCTCGTGTAGAGGCAAACGCCATAGTAGTACCTGTTACTATGTTCAAATATGGTGAATGGGTTGATGATGGAGCAGAACGTAAAAGTGGAGGACAACCACCTGTTCAAGCAATAGAACAATGGATTAAACTAAAACGTATCAAACCACCTAAAGGATTTACTGTAGAACAGTTTGCGTGGGCGGTAGCTAAAAACATTAAAAGAGGAGGACAACGTTTTAGAAGAGCATATCCATTTATTTTCCCAGCTTTAAATGAGACATTAGAGCAAAATCTACAAGGTATTGCTACCGCAGCCGCAGTAGACATAACATTCAGTTTACAAAAGTCAATAAACCAATCAGCGAACTTAAAATAAAATGGCTATTACTATATCACAACAGCCAACCACTCCTAATATGGCGAACAACAATCTGTTGTTTACCTTATCTTCTAACTCATCATCAGCAGCACAATATCAGTTTGTGTGTGACTTGACTTTAAGTGGTTCTTCAGTTGTACTACAACGTATTAAACAACAACCTAACCCAAGTGGGTATGGTGTATTTGACTTAGGACAAATCGTTTCAAACTACTTATCAAGTGATAACGTTTGGACTGCTGCTAAGTTTGCTACCTCTAGTGAGGCATCAAAACGTTTCTCTGTTAAGTTTGGAGAAGAATATGCTTCCTCTATTTCGGGCTCACCTATACTTTATACTGGTGTTGCCTCAGTAACAGGTTCACCTGCTACTACTGGTAGTGCTTATTATTATTTTACAAATGGTTTAGTTGACCCATACGATAAGATTAACTGGAACTTTCCATCACAATCTTATTTTAGTCCTCAAACCACACCAGATGCTAGTGCTGAGTATAACTTACAACTCGCGTTAACTAACGCTCCTAATACACAAAGCATACAGGATGGTGAATATGCTACTATAGCGCTGTATAACGGAAACTTCACCGGTTCTACAACCGTAGCACAAGATGTATTTGCTACATTATTTTCATTTTATAGTAGTTCAGGTGCTCTTATTTCAACTGCTTCATTTACCAATATTGTATCTAATGGAGGAGGACCTCGTACAGTAAACACTCAACTTTGGAGTAACGTAGCAGCAAATGCTACAGGTAAAAACCAACTAATATATGCTGGGGTAGGATACCAAAACCTAATAGATGCCTCAGTAACAATCCCAACTACCGCTTCTTACTATACTGTTAAGTTTTGCTCTCAAGCAGCAGCCAGTATTATTAATACAACTGCTTCATTTGCTACTTATACTTTCAATATTGTTGACCCACGTTGTGGATACAATGGTGTTAGATTTGCTTGGAAAAATGAGTTTGGTGTATGGGATTATTACACATTTACCTTAGAGGATGGTGCTGGTACTAATATTGAACGTTCAACATACGACCAAACATTTGTTGATTTTGCCACACCAGATAATACAGTAGCTTATAATAAACAACGTAGAGGTACTGTTGATTTCTACAATAAACTAGTAGAGGTAAAAACAGCAAACAGTGATT